AGTAGATTTAGTCTCCATTAAGAAAGTTCCCAGAAATTCATTCATTTTAGTAGCAGAACCTTTTAATGTTCCTAAAAAAGTATAGGCAGAAACTAACTTTTTAGTTGCATCTGTTTCTACTCTTTCCTCATAATCTTCTTCTACTAAAGCAAATCTATATTCACCTTTTGCAAACCTGTGTTCCCAATCAGGAGCTACTGTTGGTTCATGTTGCATTACTTTAAATCTTAATACATCCATAGGATTTGATAAATCAAATTCATATCCTGTATGCATTAAATTCCAGTCTTTAACAATTTTTACAAAAAATGTTGCCCAAAAATTGTCTTTTTTCTTATGAATATTTAAATCAATATCCAATGTTTTTTCAAAAAACTTTTTCTCCTCATCATTTACAAAAGGATCAACTAAAGTATTTCTACCTGTTCTTGCTAATTGAAACCAATTATTAGCACCTTCATATTGAAAATATGCTACATGGTCAGGAGATTTTATCATTTTACCTCCTCTGATAACTGGTTTTAAAAATACTTTTTTATTCTGTAAATATCCTTTATTAAATGCTTCTTCTTTACTAATTATTTCTTCTTTACTAATTGTCATATACTTTGTCTTAAGTTAACTTTTTACAAAGATAAGGAAAATAAGTGGGATAACCAAATCCCACTTACTTTTTTATTTTATTTATCTCAATATACCAGGAATTATCCTAGCAGTTTTCTTAGGATTAGTTATTTTAATTCCACCTATGAATCCTTTAAAGACAGAATAACCATCTACAGAAGTAGCCATTATTCTAGGATCTGATCTCTTATTATAAGGATCAAATGGATCTCTAAATCCAGGGATGTAACCAAAGAACTCTTCCTCATCCTTCACAGACACTTTAGATATATTGGCTACTCCGTTAGTAGTACCTACATCAAAAATATCATATATACGTGAACTAGCAAGTCCACCATCGGGATGTCGTAATGCATTAGGATAACCGTCTTTACTTGGGTCAATAGTCAACTTAAATTTGATGCCATTTACAGCAACATAATTTAGGAATTGACCTTCGTCCAAAGTAAGTTTTCCACCAGATGACTTAATGTTTACATCTGTTTGCAAGTATGAAAATCCAGAGGCTTTAGTAACAGCATCTTTATGGAATTGGTATGCACCATATTCACCTGTAGATAATACGAATGCACGTTTATCTTCAGGAATCTTACCATAAGACATATCCATTGCAAAGTCAGTCAACATATCTAAACTAAATGTATTATAGGAAAGAATATTTCCATATTCCATTTGTTCATATAGTCCGTAACCCGAACGAATTGTATTACCAGACTCACCTTTATGCCCATAAGAACCATCAGTAAGTTTATTAGATTTACCATACATCAATAAACGAGCTTTATCTCTCTGAAACTGTACGTAGAAATCCCAGCCAAGTTTATCAATCCATCGTGTTTGTGTTTTACCGTCTTGGTCAATAAAAGCATAAGCCAACGGCTTATTTTTACCTTTACTAATCATATTACCTGGAACATCATAATTCTTACGAATCATGGCTGTTACATTCTCCATTTGATATGGAGCAGTATGGTGAACACCAGTACCTCTTTTAGACAGTTCTTGTTCAACCATTCCAAAGAGTTCAGAAAATAATGTATTTGCAGTTAATTCACTAGCTGGAACCCACAAAGTATCGTCTCCTGTAAAGAGTTGTACTTTATATCTCCATAAATTTCCTACATTTACAGGATCTTCCAAAACACGTAATTGATATACTTCAGGTTTTTCACCTACAATGTGAGATGTAGCCTCGAAATATCTTTCAGGAAACCATAAGAAGAAAATTCCTCTTACTAATCCTGCTTGACTTGCATCAGTAACAGTAGTTGCACCAGCGGCATCTGTAGTAGCTTTTGCTAAAGGAATGCTTCGTTCGTCGGAACCCTGCAGAAACCACTTATATACAACATCATCATTGATATATTCAGTGGGCAGATCATTAATAAAGGCAACTGTATTGTCTGTACCAACATTAAGTTCATATAAACGATTCATCACCGGACTAATAACTTCTGCTTCTTGCATTCCAAGCCATCCTAAATGGCTTTCTCTTGTAAGGCCACCCCAGTACTTTTGGTCAACCGTCTGTAATTTTGAAATTCGATTCATTTAATTAATTGATTTAAAGGGGTTTATGTTAATTATTTTTATTTATTTTTATATTTCCATTTAAAACCACCACAACTTTTAGCACGTCCTTTTAAACAAGCATTAATATTTTGTAATGATAATTTTTTTTGTGCAGTACAAGTACCGTCCCATTCTTTAATAAAAACACCATTCATATTTAACTGCACTACTGGTATTCTTCTAGCTTTTCCATTATTTATAGAATGCTGTTTAGAATGTTTTCTGCCTTTTAAAGCTTTACTTGACGCTATTCTTAATTTCTTTTTATGTTCTTTTGACAAAACCCTACCTTTAGTCCATGTATTTAAACCAATACGAGATTTACTCATTTGCCTCCTGGTTTTTATAGAATGATGTTTATTCAACATTGGACTACCGGCACTTTTCGCAATATTAAAAAAAGGGTCTAACTTATTAAGATATTGTTGTTCTACTTTTATTAATAATTTCTTAGAACAATATTCTAATATAGAAAAATTTAAATCATTTATTCCATATTTATTAACATGTCGTTGTAATAAGATAGAATGATGTTTTCCTTTTCTTAATCCCAATAAATGTACACTCCATCTATTTGGAATATTTACAGCAGAACCTATATATATTCTATCTGGCTTACATTTAGACTGTATTTTATAAATACCAGAATTTTTCATTAAATTTAAATTATCGAACCAGTCGCCTTAATTATAGCTTTGAGGTTTTGATCTTGTTTTCCTAAATTTAAATTCATTCCACTTCTTGAACCAGTATTCTTCTTATTAGATAAGTAGTCTTCTAGTTCAGAAGCTTCTTTACTTGTTTTAATACTCTTAATCTTATTCCAAGGCTGTCCTTTTTCAAAGTACCCTGTATGTAATAAATAAGCTATTCTCGAATCAAAAAACATAGGATCTTCTGCTCTTTTAGCCCATATTTTGTTGGTTGTTCGACCATTTTTATCTTGTACAGGCTTTATAAGCATATCATACATTTCTTGTTTAGTTTGCTTATTTACTTTTTGACCTGGTATAATTTCATTTATAGCATTTATACCGTCTTTTAATTCTTCTAATCTCTGTTGTTTAGCTTGATCATTTAACCTTTGCTGTTCTTTAGCAGCTGCTTCTTGTTGTACGATATTGTCAGCAACTAATGTCTTTAATGCTTCTAAATATTCTTTAGAATCTTCAACATCATCCCCCATATCAAAACTCCTATCAACTAACTGTTTAATTTTAGCATCTGACATTTGAGTTGTAAGACTGAAATAATCAGTCATTAATGATCTACGTTGTTCAATATTGTCTTCTTCTCCAAGTTTTTCTGCTTCAACAGAATCAAATTTCTTTTTTAGTTCTAATAAATTACCCGCAGTTTCAGGAGGAACACCTTTACCTATCATTTGCAGATAGTCTTGATAACCTGCATCTAGGTCTTTTTTAGCAGCTTCAATATTAGAATTAACTTCATTTTGTAGTAATTCTCTTAATGCTACTGCATCTCCTTTTTCTTCTACTGCCTTAGTAAAATCCTCTTCATCAAAAGATGATAAAAGCCCCTGCTTGTCCAAATCTCTAGCAAAGATAATAGTAAAAGGAGCATCGGAAGAAGAAAAACTTTCAGTTCGTTTGGACGCAGGGACCTTACCATCAGTAATTTCTTTGTCGTCATCTTCTTCTTTTGTCTCGTCATCATCAGGTTTTATATCTTCTAAATCCTTATTTATATTTAATTCTATACTAGGATCATCAGTTTTTTTCTCCGAATCATCTTCGGTTTTCTTATCTTCTTCAACAGTTTTAACAGGTTCATCTTCTATTGCAGGTTGTTCTGCAAAGATTTCGTTGACATCAAGAGTATTATCCAACTCAGACATCTCTGAAAAATCTGTATTAAATACTTCCGTTTTGCTCATTCTTCTTCTATTTAATTATACAAATATAATATTTACAATTTTCATTACCAAATTTATCAACAAAAATTTGGAATTGTTATAACGTAATCTACTTTTGAAAAGTAGAAATTCTATTATTTAACCTTAGTTATTGGCTTACTTCGTTTAATTTTTAAGTCTTCACGTTTTAAAGCCTCATCCGCCCTATTCTTTCTAATAGTTTCTGCCAAACTACCTTCTTTAACTTTCATTCCACGTTCTTTTTCAGCATCTTCAACAGAAGTATCAGATTCTTCCTGGTTCTCGGCGCCAATCAAAGCTACCTCAATCTTAGTATCACTATCAAGATCGGCTTTATATTTCACCATTGCACGATCA